ATCGGGGACTATGCGCCGAAGACGCCACGACCGTCAGCGATTCCATTGATATCTGTTGCGGAACCGAAGTTGTCGTTGGTGAAGGCATCGGTAGGCTTGCCAGCCTTGGCAGCAAGCTGTAACAAGTTACCAATCTGACCGGTGACATAGAAGAGGCTATTGATAGCTTTCTTGCCGTACTGCGTGGCCAGACCCTTACGGGCGACGAAGTCATCGAGGACGACTGTCGGGGTGGTGTAGAGAGGAATGTAAGGAGCATACACATAACCAGCCTCTAAGAAGCTAGCACCCTTGTATCCCATCAGGAAGTAATCGTCCTGATAGAATGGGTCTTTGTAGATGTCCCACATGCCGTTGAGGCGACCACAGCGGTACGCACCCTTGGTAAGCCCAGTCGGGATACCGGGGTTTGCAACGAAGCCGGGAAGAGTCTCAACAACCGTAGCAACCTTCTCGCCACAGACGATCCAGTTGGCACGTCCCCGACCAGTTGCCTTGTGGATCAGGTTCGATCCGGTTACGAAGGCATCAACAATCGAGAGCTTGTGCTCGGTGTAGCTGTAGTAGTTGTTACCAGCACCGCCACTGGGGTCAGTGTTCCAGTAAACGGAACCTGCACCGGACATACGCTGGAGATCGGTGATGATCTCACGGTCAACCTCGAACCGAATATCGGCTGCAACTGCTGCCGTCAGTTCGACCTCAGCCTCAAGCCCGTGCAACGAGCGGAGGTTGAAGGCTGCTTCAAGCGACCAGTTCGTCCGCAACTTGCGAGGACGGGCCGAAATAGGCGAGTGGTTGAGGACCAGATCCATCTGAGGGATATTGGAGTTGGCCTCTGTGTTGTACTGGTAGGTACATGTTACTGCAACACCAGCTGCAACTGGGGCTGTAAACTGAATGTTACCAGCACACTGACCATTATTGTAGTTAATGGTCTGGGCACCGTTAATGTCACCAACAAGGTTACCATTACCGTCATCAGTGATGACCTGAGTACCGTCCGTGAACTGAACAGTTCCGGGGACGACTGGCAGATACGAAAGGATTGGAGTGCCAGCACCACCGGCATTACCCGTACCAACGCCAACCTGCTCCGAATCAACGGTAGGCGACGAGTAGTCGGGGTTGTTCGCGCCACGGGCGACCGACGAAAATGCGGTATCTCCACGACGTACGTTACCCTTATTGGAACCGTAGACCATGTCCATATAGAACACGAGGCTGACGGGGCCAAGCATAGGCTGTACCGAAACGAGTTCGTTGGCAATCAACTCAGGGTAGATTGCGCGAACGAGGGGCATGGCGTACTTCTGGAAATCGCCAACTGCGACGGCCCGTGTCGTTTCGTCTAGATTTTCAATGTAACGCTCGGTGTTTTCGAGCATGACGGCCAACCCATAACGGGTGTCGTCATTCTCGATTGGGGCCGAAACGTCTTCACAAAGGTCACGCCACTTCGTCTCCGAAAGATGACGCCCGACGCTAAGGAAGTTGTCATGGACCCCTGACGAGTTCATGTCTTCCACGAGTGCATTAATGCTCATTTAATAACTCCTTTTAGAGTATGTCTCTCATGCACCAAGGGTGCGGCGCAAAATGCGTCGGGAGAGATCTTGATTTACAGTGTTAGCTTCTTCTGCGATTGCAAAAGCAGCATCCCCAGCAAGCGACTGCTCGCTAATTTCAGTTACGGCAGTCGGGAGACTTCCGTCCGACTTGACTTCAACGGCCTCTTCGACAGCTGGAGCCTGAGGAGCGGAAACTTCCTCATTGACGAGACCCTTCAAGGTCTCAAATCGCTGAGAAACTTCTTCAACCGAACGGCACTCAGCGAGTAAGGGCCGAAGACGCTTGGAAAGCTCCTCGGACTCATTCGCAAGAATGTTGTCGATCTTCTCAACGGTTCCACGGCGACGTACACGCTCAATGGTCTCGGCAAGCAGCGCTTCAGCAGCCTCAGCACGCTCAACGGACTCGTTGGCGAACTCAAGACGCTGTAGAAGCTCTTCAATTACTTCCTTAGAAGCATCGAAGGCCTGCTCAAGCGTGTGGTCTTCATCATACATCTCAGGTCCAGTTGGAGCCATCTCGACACCTTCCTCAGCCTTGAATGCTTCCA